TGTCACGCTTTACTTACGCCTTTAAGGAGGCGAACTTATTGCGTCAACCATGGTACGGGCCCGGGCAGGACCCTACACGAATCTGTCGGCGGATTGCCAATCTGTGCCGGGATGTCGTAATCGAAACAGACTATTCGCGTTTCGATGGTTCCATTTCGGAGTGGCTGCAAGGTGTGGCCCGCCGAGCCTACAACCGTTGGGTCACTCCTAATGAGCTGCCGGTGCTGGATAAGCACTATAGCGAAGTCTTTCGCAAGGGGGCGATTTCAGCTAATGGATACAAATACGCAGCAGGTAATGGCACCCGGTCGGGGTCACCGATCACCACCGATGCCAACACCATGATCAACGCTTATGTTAACTATGCCGCCTATAGGACACTAGGGCTGGAAAGTGTGGAGGCCTACAAGACACTGGGCCTCTATGCGGGTGATGATGGGGTTTCCCGTTGTTTACCTGGCTTCGCCGAAGCCATGGAAACCGTAACCCGGGCGCTGGGGCTTAAGATCAAGTCCCAGATCAATCCACCAAACACCCGCACCACCTTCCTGTCCCGCGTGTTTCCAAGACCGGCGTCCACATCGACCTCACACCAGTGCGTCAAGAGGACCCTGCCGAAGTTACATCTTTCGGCCTCAAGTGGCCTCAAGGCTACCCAAGCTGCCTTTAACCGCGCTTCCGGGTATCTCGTGACTGATGGCCGCACGCCCTTGATTGCAGACTGGTGTAAGAGAGTTATCGACCTGGTTGATGTCACTAACCTAAAGGGGCAGACTGCTGAGGAGCTATTTCGCGAATCAGCTGCCTGGCCACAAGCAGCCGCTGACGACCAGCTTTTGCTGGAGTCTGTGGCGGCGGATCTAGGTATGACAACAGCTGAGGTCACTGAGCGCTGTGGTGCCATTAGAGCGGCACCTGCGCTGGACGCTATGCCTGTCGTCTGGAATAACACTCGGGAGGTTAAGATCCAGGCAATGGTAGGGGACACACTAGTTCATCCCCCCAGCGCAGTCGT